CGGTGAATTGCGTGTGAAAGAGAAAGAGCTCAAGGCCAATCTCGCGCAGTTCGAAGGCATCGACCCAGAAGCCGTTCGCACCATCCTCAAGAGGTTCGTGGATGATGAAGAGGCCGGGCTGATCAAGCAGGGCAAGCTGGACGAGGTGCTCAACAAGCGCACCGAACGCATGGCAGCGGATTGGGACAAGAAGGTCAAAGCCGAGGCTGCACGCGCCGACAAGCAGAAGGCAAGAGGCGATAAGCTCGCAGAGCGTGCGATGGCTGAGTCCATCATCAAGGCAGCGCAGAAGGCAGGCGCTCTGCCTGAAGCCACTGAAGATATCGTGCTGCGCGCCAAGGGCGCCGGCTGGACCATCGACGACGATGCCAATGTTGTTGCTATGAACGGCGACACCGTTGTCTTCGGGAAAGATGGCAAGACGCCCCTCACACCCGAGGAGTGGGCGGCTTCTCTGCGCGAGAACGCGCCCCACCTCTGGCCAAGGGCACAGGGTTCCGGTGCAATGGGCACCAACGGAGCTACCAAAGGCGGCCCGGACCTATCCAAACTTTCGCCCGAGGCACGCATCACCCACTTCCGCGGACAGCAAGCGGCGGGGAGTGCTCGCTAGAGGTGACATCCATTAAGGTGAACAAATGGCACTGACCCTCGTCGAAGCCGCCAAGTTGAACTCTGGCGACATCGTGCGTTCGGCTGTCATCGAAATGTTTGCGCAGGAATCGGATATTCTCCAAGTCCTGCCGTTCGAAGACATCGCTGGCAACGCATTGAAGTACAACCGTGAAGGCTCCCTACCGGGCATCAGCTTCCGCGGCGTGAACGAAGCATTTCCGGAATCGTCCGGCGTGCTCAATCCGCAGACCGAAGCGCTCGTCATTGCTGGCGGCGATTTGGATGTGGACCGCTTCATCATCCAGACTCAAGGCCAAGGCGTGCGCGCAACACACGAACGCATGAAGGTCAAGTCGCTCGCGGCGGGCTGGACGCAGAAGTTCATCAAGGGCGATTCGTCGACAAACCCGCGGGAGTTCGACGGTCTGCAGAAGCGTCTGGTGAATGCACAGGTCATCTCAGCCGGCGCAACCTCTGGCGGTGCGCCTCTGTCGCTCGGTGTGATCGATGATGCGACCGACACCGTGGACAACCCGACGCACTATCTGATGTCCAAAGGCATGCGCCGGAAGTTCACAGCCGCGGCGCGCACGACAGCCGTTGCGGGCTTCGTGACCTACAGCGCGGACGCATTTGGCCGGCGCATCTCGCAGTACAACGACCTTCCCATGTTGGTCGCGTATGGTGCGAACGGCGGCGACGATATCCTTGCCTTCGATGAAGCAGCCGCGAGCGGTCCGGCGACAGCCACGTCCCTCTATATCTTGAGCATTGGCCCAGGACGTATTCAGGGCATCCAGAACGGTCCCATGGACGTTCGCGATCTGGGCGAGCTGCAAGCCGCACCAGTGTTCCGCACTCGGGTCGAATGGTACAACGGCATCCTGATCGAACACGGTCGCGCTGCTGCTCGCATTCGGCACATCGGCAACTCCGCTATCGTCGCATAACGCTAGCACACACGAAAAGGAAATGCGACCATGCCTTCTCGCACCTATGACAATCTGACCCTCCTGAAAGACGCCGGTGTTGTCACCGTGGACGCCGCTGCTCAGGTCGGTGGCTCTGCCCGTGTCGTCGATGTCGGCGATGCTCACATGGATGCCGTTGCTGTGATCGACACAAGCGCCGTCGACACCGCACAGGGCACCTACACTGTCCGCATTCAGGGCGCTGCTGCCTTGAACTTCGCCACTCCGGTTGAACTGGCTGCACGCGAAGTCAAGGCAACCGGACGCCTCGAGATTCCGTTCAATAACGAAGTCGCCGGCGTTTACTACCGCTACATTCGTGCTTTCAACGATACCGCTGGTGCGGCGCCGACGATCAACAGCACGATCTTCCTGGCCAAGCCATAAGGAGCATTCAATGAAAATCGGACTACGCTACACCGGCGACGATGAAGCGCTCAACAAGAAACTGGAAGCCAGCGACGGTATCCAATACTTCGAGCCCATCGACGCACGCGAGATTCTCTCGTCTCCCGGACAGGACTACGAGATCGATGAAGAGTCGCGCAAGATGATCGGCATGCAATTCGATCCGCGGCTGAAGGGTGAAGGCAGCGATGCCATCAACATCCCGCAACTCCAGAGCGAAGATGCCGAGCTGCAGACGGGACTGTCCGCTGAGAAGTACGGCCGCAGCCAGGTCGTGAAGGCTGTGCCCAATGCGGCGCAGCCGACAGCCATGAACCCTCTCACCACGTCGGGGCGCCCGCTGAACATCGATGAGGTCGGCACGCAAGCCGCTGCCGATGCACGCATGGGCTACCAGCAAGCGCCGGAAGAAGGTGGCGGCTCTCAATCAGGCGGTGCGCCGGCCTCGGAGGGCATGACGTCCGAAGAGATGCGGACGGCCCTGAAAGCCAAGGGCGTCCAGTTCCCGGCTGATGCCAAGAAGGCGGAACTCGCCGAATTGGTGGATCGGCACAACGCGCGTTGAGGTGTGAAGTGGCTACGGCTACGAACCCTCGACTTTTTCTACTTCAAGGAGATCTTTTCATGACAAAACCCGACGATCCCGGAAGCCAAGGCCGTAGCAACGCACCCGGACAAGGTGGCGGCGCGCCTGGCAAGAGTGGCGAAGCTGGCCGCGGTCACTCGCCCGAAGCCAAGGCCGAACGTGAAGCTCGCCGCGCCCGCGGTGAGAACGTGCCGGAGCCACCGGAAGACGAGCCGAGCGGCCCGACGACAGCGCCTGGCGGCGATGAGCCGCAGGTCAACCCGCTGAACAAGCCCTGATATCTCCTGTGACCGATGTTGGTCGGTCGAAGTTTGCTCCGGACTTCGGTCCGGAGATTTTTAATCGAGAGGCTAAAGATGAGCAACGCAAAGAAAGCGACGAAGGCTGGCCCATCTATCATCGAAGATGAGGACGCACTCGTCGATAAGATCGCACAGGACATTCAGCCATCGGGGAACGACATCGCCAGCACAGACATCGGTCTGACGCCCGTTGCCGATCGGTCTGCTGCACAACCAGATGCCGAGGGCTCAGTGCGCATGGTCGACGCAGAGGGCAACGAGGCGGACGTGGACGCTGCGCAGGTGAAGATTCACGAGCGGTCCGGCTGGAAGCGCGTCAAGGAAGAAGAGGCCTGAGCATCATGGCTGTAGCCGTCTACCCGGCTCCGGGCTATGACAGCTTCATCAGCCTAGCGGACGCCAACAAATATCTAACCGATCTCGGCTTTGCCAAGAACGTCTGGGACAACAAGTCCACGACCGAGAAGGAAGCAGCACTGCGGCGCGGGACACAGTTCATCTACGCGCGCAAGCTACTCACCGAAGCATTGTGGGACACCACGACAACACCGCCGACGGCGCGTGTTCACCCGAATGTCGCTGCTGCTACAGCCGAAGCGGCCCGCCGCCACGTCGAGGGCACTCTGTACCGTGACCTGGACGCTGCGCCCGTAATTGAAAAGACCGTAGGGCCACTTACGCTGCGCTATGCGGTACCAGCCGCTGTGAAGCCTGCCGATAATTACCCGATCATCGGGGACCTGCTGTACGGCCTGATTGAATTGACTGGCGGGTACGGTCCCGTGACCTTCGAAAGAATCTAATGGCCTCTGCACTGTATGGTGAGCTAGCACGAGCCGCGGTTGACTTGCTCAATGAGCTCGGGCAGCTGGTGCTTCTCACTCGTGCAGGTGCAGGTGATGGATACAACCCAGACACCGGCTTCACAGAAGATGGCGGTGAACAAGTATGGAGTGCCAGCGGTGTTGAATTCGCATATACACAACGTGAGGTCGATGGTTCTCTCATACAGAGTGGAGATCGTCGCGTGCTTATTGCTCCTGACCTGGGCACGATGCCGCAGAGCGGTGATGTCGTCACGCTTGGTTCATATCGTCTCGAAGTGGTGGAGTCACGCCCGCTACAACCTGCTGGCGTAGTCGTGCTTCACGAAGTACAAGCGAGGGGCACATGAGCTTCAGCGACGACATCAGGAAATTCCAACAGAAGACAAATCTGTCGATGGACGTCATCGTGCGCAAGGTTACGATCGACATGACCGTCGCTCTTACTCGGATGTCGCCAGTGGACACAGGCCGGTTCCGCGGGAACTGGATGCTGGGCGTCGGCTCACCGGACACGTCGACGATTGATGCAGTTGATAAAGATGGATCGACAACCGTGGCGCGCATCACGGCTGCAGCGGGTGCAATACATGCAGGCGGCGTTGTTTACATCACCAATTCATTGCCATACGCAAGGCGTCTGGAATATGGATGGTCGCAGCAGGCACCGTCACCTCCGGGTATCGTGCGTCTCACGGTACAACGCTATACAGACTACATAGCAGCCGCGGTAAGGAGCTTATGAGCCTGCCGCAAATACGCCGTGCCCTCGAGAAGCATCTGGCAGCTCTTACACCGGGCGTTCCTACGGCCTGGGACAACGTGTCGTTCTCTCCACCGGCTGATGGCTCGGTGTATCAAGAGGCGAGGTTCGTGCCCAATGAGCCGAATGGTGAGATGATGGATACGCTCACGTATATTGAACAAGGTTTTTTGCAGGTCGCGTTGTTCTATCCGCAGGGTAAAGGTCCAAGGGACGCTGAAAACCGAGTAGACGCATTGCGCACCCACTTCCGTCGGGGCACAACTTTGGTAGAGGGTGGCGTTTCAACGATAATTACCCGTGTCCCAACAGTAGCGGCCGCTGTGCCGGCAGATGGGCAGTGGCGGGTTCCAGTGACTATCTATTGGCAAGCGCAAGTAGCTAGTTGAAAGATCAACGTTCTTCTTTTGAGGACACATCATGGCAATCGCAAAAGGCGCAAATAAGCTGCTTATCATGAAGCGGCAGACAGCGAAAGGGACGCTCGCGGTTCCCGGTACTGGCGGACAAGTCATACGTCGCGACACATCTACCTTCGACCGTTCGAAAGAGTCCTATACAACCGAGTCGGAGCAGACGTCGCGCAAGC